CTTCTTCAACTTCTTCAGTTTCTTCAACCTCTTCAGTAGTTTCGTCAACTAAGCTTTCATTAATAGATGATGCAATATATTCAGCGTATTCTGATACAGACTGTAAATTTTCTTTTAAGTACTCAACGTATTCTAAAAGATTTTTATGAGTGTCAGTACCTTCATTATGAGATTCTGCTAAATAATCAGCGAAATCTTTAACTTTAGAAATACCTTCAGCTAAATGTTCAGAGTATTGAATACCTTGATCTAATTTTTCAGCTAGAGTCTCAGTATAAGATATACCTTGGTCTGCTTTTTCAGCGACGTGTTCCGAATATTGGATTGACTCGTCTAATTTGCCAGCTAAATACTCAACATATTCTGAGAGGGTATTTACGCTTTCAACTATGTGATCGTTGTGAGATTTTACATCTTCTAACGTTTCGTCTTCGTTTGTTGCGCCGATAGACTCTTTAATGCTTTTAATTTCATTAGCTAAGTACTCAGAATACTTATTGAAATCTTCAGCTTTTACAAATTCTGCCATGTTTTTATTATTATTTGTTTCTATATTTGTTTCAGTAATTTCTTGTGCTACTTCAAGTGCTTCTTGGTTTTCACCATTCATTTCATATATCCATAAACCAGAGTTATCATCAAATCCATAAGATTCGTTAACTCTTTTTAATTCAGCGTTGGCAAATCCAGGATCTGCTACTAAATCGTAAGTGAATAATTGTTTGATTTTTACCTTTCCGTTAGATTCAACGGCTCCGGCTGCTCTTGATGAGATTTGTAAGGGTACTCCAGCATCTACTAGTGCTTTAGCTTGACGTCCTGCGTCAGTATCTAATAGTTTGATTTTACCTCTTACTTCTTTTGATTCTTTGTCGTAATATAATTCTTCAATTATGTGAGACACACTCTTAAGGGAAATATCGAATTGCTGAGGATGATCTAATTCTCCTAATAACTTAGAAGACTTGATCTTGTCTTGCAATGCTTCTATCTGAGGAACGTATTCGCTCTCAGTATAGATACGATTGTTTTTATTCTTTTGGTCAATTTGACCAAAGATACCTTCTAGAATGTAATCTTTATTCTCAGTTTCAGCTACGCTTAGTTGAGATGAAGACATTTCAACAATTAATAAGTTGTTGTTCTTTGCCATAACTATGGTTTATCTATTTTTATTATATATCTATTTGTATTATGCAATTATCTTAATATCTTTAGATGTCTAAATCCAGGCCGCCACCGTCTTTATCATCTTTCTTTTCTTCTTCACCTTCAGCTTCTTTTTCCTCTTCGGCGTCTTCGGCTGATTTATCTAAGAAATATGCTGTTAAAACATCCATTTCTCCTTCAGCAAATGCATCGTTTCCATATTCTTTATAGAAGTAATCCTTAAAATCGTTTTCAGTTTGGCAAGCAGTAATAGCTCCTAAAATTTCTGCAGATTTAATTATTTTACCAGAGTCTAACTTCTGATCTTCTACATATATCTTAGAATCTTCTCCAGCTTTTAGTGAATTTTCTGATACGAATTGTTCAAATGTTGTAATAATCTTCATGTTTTATATATCTCTTTTTCTTAGCTATCTAGGGTTATTCATTAAAAGCCCATTCCGTCGTCCTCTGGTTCAGGCTCATCGGCTGCTGATTTTCTTTCTTTTGCTTTAAATGCGTCGTTAGCTCTAATCTCATCATCAGATAATTTCAAGTACTTTCTAACTAAGTATTCTTGATCGAAGTAGTATTCTTCTTCCATAGTTTCTTGGTTAGTTGTCATTAAACTATCTCTCATACTTGAAATGAAGTCTAATCTTAACTGCATAATTTCTTGCTCTTTTAATTCAGCAAACATATTCTCTTCATTATACCTTAAGGCTACTTGAGTTTTAAACTGAGGATCGTCAGTAAACTCTGGGTACTTAAGACACATTTGAATGTATAATGGTTTAACTAAGATTTCTTGGAAGACTGATCTTAATCTTTTAATAAACTTACCGAATTTAATTTCATCTCTAACCATACCATCACCTGCTAATGCATAGTCACCGCCATCATCTTCGTATAAGAATCTGTTGTAAGGTATTTTAGAAACCTCTTTAAGTTTATCTTGGAAGTATTTAACTGCTTCAGTATCTGAAAGATCTGGTCCTTCAGAACTAAGAGTTTCAATTTCTGGTGTTTCTCCATCTTTAGAAGGTAACCAGTATTCTTTAGAGAATTGTAACATTGGCTTACCATCAGTTTCTAATGTTCCTGATTCAAAGTCAAAGTCAACTACCTCTTTATAGTTATTCATTAACTGAGCTAACGATTGCTTTGCTCTAGTTTTAGATTTACCACCTACAGGTATAATAAACTTCATTCTGAATGAAGCATTGGTCACTGCCCAGATTACTCTGGTGTGTTCCATAATTCTAAGTAGGTTAAATGATCTAATTAATCTTTCAACGTAACTAACTCTAGATGCTGTTGAAAGTGAAGAATAAGAAATGTAAATGATTTGAGAATCATATAACACTCTTTCTTTTACTGGATCATCTTTATATTGTACCCAAACTTTCTTACCATCATCTTTATTGTAACCAGGCATTAGAGTTACAGGATCTATCTCTTTAAAACCTATAATCTCCTTTTGGTCTGGGGAATAAATTATTTCAAATGATAAGTAACCATCTACTAAGAACTTTCTAAAGAAGTACCATGCTGATTGTTCACCATTAAAACCAAAGTAGTGATAGATTTGTCTAAAGTATTTGTTAAGGTCTTTTTGTACATCATCTGATACATCGAGTCCCATAATCTCAGGTTGGCAAAAGAAGTTTTTATCATCGTATACCACTGCTTCATCACAAAGTATATCTAGAATATCTTCTACCTCATCGTTCATTGAGAACCTTCTTAATTCATCTCTCTTTCCAGGGTAATCAGTATCAAAGAACGGTACGTTCTTCTTCATGTTTATATCTCCCATGGATAGTGCAGCAAATGCACCGTAAATATCGTCATTATCTAATCCGAACGGGTTCATCTCTCTGTAACCGAACTGATCTTCCATTGGACCAATCGCTTGAGACTGTCTAAGTACCATGTCATCATAACGCATACCAAAAGAACTTAGCGTCTTCAAAGCATTGGAGAGGCTAAATGGTCTTGAGTTAGAACTAAGTGGTCCGTTTCGTTTGTCAGTAAATCCTGCCATAATATAGTATTATTTCTGTTTTATATATCTCATTTATTTAGATGGTTTCTGAAGGCTGCTCTTATCTTGCCAACTGATGAGCCATTTAGCTCTAAAAAGTCGCAAAGCGCTATCTCAGCCCATCGTTCGTATGCCACTACAACTTGTTGAGATTTACGAGTTGTTGCATATTGTCTAATTGCAAAATCAAAGCCATATCTCTTTAGGAATGATTTAGCTCCTTGATATGATAATGATAATGGTCCTTGTGCTCTAGCGTTCTCCATTTTAGCACCTCTATTCTGTCCGTTGATATAGCCCTTATATTGCTCATAGACAAAATCTAAGAGGTCTTGCTTTACAGGGACTGGTAACATATTAAGATTAATACCCATGTCATTACCTGTGTCTGAGCGGTTCAGTGCCAATACTACTGGATTACTGTCCCACCATTCTGCTGCAATAGGGTTCTCATATCTAAACACATATATCTTACCTTGTTGGAATGGACCTGCTGATCTAGCTACTGCTTTTTCTCTAACAGCTTTTTTAGAAGTATTAAACCAATCTTCTGCTGCACTGGCTGCTCTTGCCATTCCTCCAGCGTCTTTACTTAATTGTGATATGTTTTTCTTTATCTCTCCCATTATTTAAGCGTCTTTTCAGTTAAGACTATAAATCGCCAACCTCTGTTTTCACACCAGGCATTTGCATAAGCATATTTATCTCTATTTTTAATATACTGTTCTGCTAAAAATTTATAGGAGTTAAGTGCCTTTTTAGATTTCTTTAAAGGCGGTTTAGGTTTTTTAATCTGTGCTTCTGGCTTTATTTCAACTAGCCATTCTACTGGTGGCTCATCGCCAGTACCAGCTGTTTTCATATAAAAGTCCGGATAATAAATGTGTTCTTTTTTATCCGCAGTCCACCTGTATTTAATTTTAACAGGTTCACTTGACCATTTTAATACATTATCTTTAGTATCGCACATAATACAGAACTTTCTTTCCCAAGAGGAACGATAAATGATCGGCGTTGGGCCGATATACTTATCTGGATTTTCAGGAGTAAAATACCCCTGTACAAATCCTGAATTGCCACTAGGTTTTAAGTTCTTTATTGACATTAAATATTAAACATTCCGGATTCGCCATCACCACCTCTAGTGTTAATACGATCCATTGACATTGTGTTTTTATATTTCGTTGGATGAATTTTATTCCAGCCCTTTGCATAACCTCTCTTTGCAATCTCTGTAAAGTATGCAAATGCATTGGTATATTTAGGGTTAAAATTTCTCCAGTACTTAAGAAGGTCTAATATAGCAAACTGCATACAATCATTCTTGTCGTCTTCGTTTAAATATACTAGTTTTCTAATTGCTCTTTCAGCGATTAGTATCAACATCTTCTCAGCGTCTTTCGTTAACTTATCATCTTCTAAAGATAATACAATCTGATTGTACAAATCTTTGTTATTTAAATAATTCTTTTTTCTAGGCACAGTAGTTAATTTCTATTTGATTACTAGTTATATGAAAAAAAGCCCATTTGTTTCGAATGGGCTTTTCAGTCAGTATGTTAAGAGAGTATGATTATACTGTGTCTTCGGATGAAATGTTAATCTTATACTTTTCTACTCTAAATGGTTTGTTTTCTACAAACACAGTTAAAATATCATTTTTACCTGCTTGGTTAAATTCTACAGAGTCTACTTTAACAGCACTATCTTCTGCAATACCTTCAACTCCTGATTTTAATGTAGCATCTACATATCCATCTTCGATCGTTAGTGTATCATTTTCTAGGGCTTCAACTTCTTCGCTAATTCTAGTAATTTCAGAACCTATTAAGTTATCTGCTGCTTTAATGTCCGGTATGTTTCTATCAGCTTCTGCTAATCTACCCTTTTGGTCATATAAGAAAGATAGCATCTCTTTGTAAAGATTTATCTTTTCTAATTTTTTACCTGTTGATATTGCTGCAGATTCTAAAAGATCTTTAAACTGTTCAGTAATATCTGCTCCAGTTTGTTCTTTTACGTAGTCTATTGCTGCATCACTTAGCATTTTTTCAAAGCTAGCTAATTTAGTAGTTTCGTTTACTCTGAATACAAAAGCATTTTTCTCTGCTCTCATAGTTACTACAGTAACGTCTCCTTGTGTAGCTTCAGTTACAAAATCTAAAACTTTATATGAGTTATAGTTTTCACATGCTAATTGAAATGCTTCGATTAATTTCTTATCTGCATATTTAATATATGCTGATGCAAAGAATACTTCAGATAGTTTATCTTGAGAACCAATTGGCATTTCGATATTACCTGCTTTATATAAGTTTTCGTTTACGTCGTATGAAAATTTTACTGTTAGGCTATTAGCTTTCGCTTCGTTTATTGCAGCTTTAGTAAGATTGATTTCTTTATTAGCTTCTGTTAAGGCTCCGGATTTTTCATCTTTGCCATAAGAAATTCTAAGTTCTTTTGCAGTCTTTTCTAGGAATGTCAGCTTTTCAGTTAGAGCTAAATAGTTATCAAAATTTTCTATTGAACCTTCTTGTATTTTAGTTACTGAAGATTTAGCATTGTAATCATAGTAAAAAGAGATACCAGATTCGTTAATATCGAATATTTTACCTGCTGCAACTAGAGTTCTAAAAGTATCATTAGTTTCAGTGATAGCTTCAATATGACTTCCTGTGATTTTAAAATCACCTCCAGCTGCATGGAAGATATAACCTTGTCCTTGTTCTAGAATTGGTGATTTAATTTCTTTGTTAAATGTATTTGTCATTATCAAATTTTTATGTTTTCTTAATGTATATATCAATCATTTTCTTCATCTAGTTTCTCACCCCATGGAAATTGCTTTGCTTTCACTTCGTAGTTGTCTCCCATTAGCGCACTATTTGGATTACCCATGCCCGGTGTAGTTAGATTACTATTACCAATAGCAAACATTCTATTAGATTGTTTTCTACGTCTACTAAGACGTTTAATTTGAGATTCTGTTGTTAATTGCTTTCCTAATGTTTCTAAAATAACAGGGTCTGTTACGTTAATACCAGTCTCAGTTTTAATCCACTCTTCTCCATTAGATTCCCATTTAGCTGGTTCATAATTATCATAATATACTCTAGGAAATGCGGTTGCATCTAAGAATCCATTAGGATCTATATAGTCTCCAACAGTACCATTAGCATAAGAAGTTCTAGTGAATTTTCTATAAACATCTTCTTCAAAATCAAATGATGGTATAAATGAATTAATTTCTAATGAGAAACTAACTTTATGATTTTGTTTATCATCAAATGAATATTCAACAGGTCTTTCTTGTTCATAATCATCTGGCATCATATACTCAGATGTAATTCTATAAGTACCCTCTTCTAAATGACCAGCATCTACATGATAGAAATTAGCTTTGTACATTTTTTTTACAATAGCCTCTGTAACTTTAAATAGATCTAATTGGCTTGATACTAAAATTTCAACATCAACTCCAATTGTACATGGTATCATTTCAAATTCTGCAACATAGCCTTCCATTAGGCCATCTTCATTCATCATCATATAATGACCCATATTTCTTTTGTTAACTAATTTAGATGGATCTACTGCAAACGATGATAGATTTACAATACCTCTTGGTACTTTATCGTAATTACCGTCTGCAAACTCTCCGTTAGGATCACAGCTTTCGCCATTTGCATTAGAAAACAAGAAACTATCTTTCATAAAATTCTCATCTCCAGATACTGCATAAAAGAAAGGCACATCAATTTCTGCCCTTTCATCATTACTGATCTGTCTATAAAAACTAAGTTTACTATTAAGATCAGCTAATAAGCCGACAATAACATGTCTAATAACTGAATCGTCTTTGTTGAATTTTAAATTATATGTAGCCATAGGTTATATATCTTCATTTACTGGAAACAAAAATGGCCAATATTTCTATTGGCCATTTTTAATTAAATTTAATTATAGTTATGCTTCACAACTTCCAAGAGTAGGATTAGTATCTAATAGTTGATGTGCTTGCGCTGTTGTTGATCTAACAACTACATAAGTTTCAGAATCGAAAACGAGTCCTTCAGCGACCAGTACCTCATTAGCTTCGTATGCGCTAAAACGTGCCAATTCACTTGATGATGTTTTTAGTATGTAAGTGGTACTTCCACCACATGCTGTAACCTCATAATAGAAATCTGTAGGAGTAGGATCTTCTTTATTGCCACCTTCGTCGCCTTGGTTGCTATTTACTCCGTCGTAATTAGTCCAAGCTCCAAGAGTTGTTGCGTTTATAGCTGCTACTGCCTCTGCGTCATTTGCGAATGTTCCAATACCTAAGCTATTTGCAATACCTAAGAAATCTGCTTGAGTAGGAACTCCTTTAAATGCTAGTTTTCTAGCTGTTCCATCAAAACCATATCCTTCTACTACATCCCCAGGTACATAATCTGGAGTATCAATTGTACCTTCTGTGTTAAATGATTGTGTTAATCCGTCATTAATTTCTGCTGTATAACAAATAATTGAATGAAATCTATCTTCATCGGGTCCCATCGTCCACTCAAAACCTGAAAATTCTTGTCCTGGAACTCCATCTCCACCTTGAAATGGAGTGATGAAATTATCTTGAACAATCAATCTTGCGCCATGTTCTGTATAGCCAGGGAAGTTATATGATTGTGTTACGGGCTTATACCCAAAATGTCTTGCTAAAACTGCCATAATTTTATTTGTTGTTTATTTTATTTCTTTTATTATATATCCTAGTTAATCTATATTTTCGATAGTAAACTTAGAAAAACCGTTCTCTCTATATATTTGTATCTTCTTATCAAAAATCTCATGTGGTAAAACAGAATGGTTAATAACAAATGTATTTATTTCATGTTCTTTAATTACTTGATTTAAAATCTTCAATATGTTGTATACACCGTCATGATCTACTGAAGATAATAACTCATCTAGGAATAAAAGGTTTAGTTGTGGGAATCTTAACTTTAAGATTTTAATGATTGCGATAATAACAATAAAGTCTGCTTTCTTACGCTCACCTGTTGAAAGTGTCATTGGATTAATATCTTCACCTAGGTGATTAATAATACAATTAAACTTCTCATCAAATCTAATATGAAATTGCAGGTGCATCGTTTGTGCCATTGCAGCTATATTAGTATTAAGTCCTGGTAGAATAGTTTTAACTGCTAAATTCTTTACGCCATCTTCACCTAAGATATTTTCTACAACTTCCATAAAGTTATAGTCTGTATTTAAGGTATCTTTACTTGTAGATTTCTCAGCTTCTTTCTCTTCAAACTCTGTAATAAGACCTCTTAAGTGATCGAAGTCTGCACCCTCTGGAGTATCTTTTAATTTAACTAGTTCTCCTTTGAGCCCTCGCATTGTTACTTTATTATCTGAGATCTGGCCCTCTAGTTCTAATTTAGACTCTCTTGCTGTAATTACTTTTTCTTGTAATACATCCATCTCGGCCTTAATTGATTTAATCTGATCTGTACTAGATTCTATTTTATCTGCAAATTCTACTTTCTGAGTTTTGTGCCAATCTGAAGTTAACTTAGTTTCACATGTTGGGCAATGTCCACTCTCATATAACTTTAACTTCTTATTTAGATAATCAATCTCTCTTTTAATATCTCCGGCTTCTGTGCGCTTCTCGTTATATTGAGTATTGAAGGTATTCATTGCACCCTCTTCTTTTTTACGATTAGCTTCAATATCTAATACCACTTCATGAAGAGCTACTAGCTCATCTTTTAATTCTTGGATTTTAGATTTATTTGCAGTTTTAGATTCTTCTAATAAAGTGTTTAGTTTACCTCTAACAGATCCGATTGAATTCATTATCTCATTTAACTCAGCATCAAAAGCATCAATATCATATTTAATATCTCTGCGTTCGTCTTTGATTTGCTTTTGCATATCATTAAGAATAGAGAAACCAAACATTCTATCAATGATCTGTTTCTTATCCGAGTTAGACATGGTTAAGAAAGATTTAAAATCATTTACTGATAAGATAATTATATTTTTAAATACATGATATGGAATACCAAATACTTCATCTTCTAAATATTCTTGTACAGATTTCTTACCTGCTTTATCAAACTCAACTCCATTAATTAAGACGCTAAATCTATTTGGAGCAATACCTCTTTCAATTTCGATCTTCATAGTACCACATTGTAAACCAATCTTTACATGAAGTTCTTTATTAATACGATTAGGTAGATCTGCTAATTTAACACCTTCTACTTTACCGTATAAACCATAGATAATAGCATTAGCAATAGTGGTTTTACCGTGACCATTTTTACCTAGAGTTAAAAATAACTCTGATGTATCTTGTTTAAATTCTATTCTTTGTTTTTGATTTCCGTAGGAAGCAAAATTCTTAAATTCAATATAGTCTATTCTCATTTACTTTTCGGTATCGTAATTGTAGGCACATTGGGTATACAATTGTTTTAACTTGCTCTTTAGTCTTATAGTTAAATCATCATCTTGTTTCATACCATCTACGTACATGTTACATAAATTAAGGATATTATAGTTCTTATACATTTCCTCAATTTCATTAATGTCATAAAAGTCTTTATCAATATACGAATCTTCTTCGTAAATATTTGGTTCTAGTTTTCTAGATATATGTTGAATTTCATTAACCAACTGGCTCAGTGCATTGGTTGTAGCGATTTGCGAAGGCACGAATAGATCTACAAAGTTATTTCTTATTTGTTCCTTAAACTTGCCAAGAGGCATGTCATATAGCGCTTTAATATTATACCTTAAGAATTTAGGAGAATCGTTGTTCTCAAAGAACGTCTCTTCCATTGTTTCTAGATTTACCAGGTCAAATCCTTTTGGATTATCTCGATCTGATCTAGTTAGTTGGTAAGGCACTCCGACCATTAATAATTTACCACGCTCTTGTCTAAAGTGAATATGACCACTATAAACTCTTGTATACTTATCGTAAATATTAGAATCAGTACCATGCTCATTCTTAACTTTAGCATTAAGGTAAATACCTCTAACTTCTGAGTGACAATATACTATATCTGCTTGCGGGTATTCTGCTAAAGTTTCTGCTTCATGTTCAGCATCTCTTCTCCATGGCATTAGTAAAATGTTTTTACCAGACCAATTTAATAACTCAGGCTCTTTGTAAACCTGTACATTAGGAATCCATTTTAAACTATCGATCGATGAGATGTCATTTGATTTCTTAGCCCAAATATCATGGTTACCACATATTACATAACATGGAAGAATTTGACCTAATCTTTCAAATAGATCCACGGCATAGCTTAATACTTTAATATTAATAGATTGTCTATTATCAAAGGTATCTCCTACTTGTACTAGGACATCACCAGGCTGTACCTGAGCTTTTAAGATAGGGATAAATGTGTTTTCAAAAAAGTCTTTTTGGATATTCAGCCACTCGACTGAATTTGCTCTTACACCAAAGTGTAAGTCTCCAAGGACCCATACTCTTTTGGCTCCTTGTTTAATTACTTTGGGTTCAATCATTTAAAATAATCTTTTAATGTTCTTCTTTTCTAAAATACCTGTTTTGTTATCGAGCTCTTGAATAAGATCTTCTTTATATACGTTTGAAAGTGAGCTGTAAAATTTTGCTGGTTTAATATCGAAGTAAATACATAGTTCACTAAATAAATCTATATTAGACCACTTAGGTCCTATCTCGTCAATAATATATCCATATACATTATTAATGTCATTCTTTTTAAGTTTATTACATCTACCTAAATCATCTATTTCATTAAATACTTTAAATCTAGAAATAGTAATCAATTCATGGATCTTTCTAGCGATCATTTCGTAATGTATTCTATCTTCTTCGTCTTGATTATTTTTTACAGACGGATCTAACTCAAAGCTAATATTACCGAGTTCAAATTCTGGAGTGTCAAAACTATTATTAAAAATTTTATCATTTTTTGCCATATTGTTTTGTTTGTTTTTTAAATACCGTGAATACTTGAAGTACTAATTTCCTCGGTTTCGACTAGTCGCATATAGTTATAGTCTATGTTAAGTTTGCATTTATTACCTTTACCTTCTCCATCTCTAATCTTAAGTACCTTTAACCAGTATTCTTGGTTAGCACGCATTAAGTCGTCTTGGATAATACCCAACATTACATCGGCTGTATGTGAAAGACCTGCAGATTCTGCAACGTCGCCCATAGAAATATCTGAAGAGTTATAGCCGTTTCTGTTTATTTGTGTTGCGGTAACGATCAACCAGTCATTACGCATTCCCATAGCACGAAGGTCTTCTGCAATTTGCTTGATCTTCATATATGTATTCTCCGTATTTTGGTTACGATAATTAGCTAAGATGTTAATATAGTCAATAACAACTGCTCCTACTTTAATTTGTAATTCTTCTTCTATTTGACTAACGTATGCTTCAATATCTAATACAGTAGCCTGTGATGTTGGGAATTGTTTTACGTATAAAGAACCTGGAGGTGTAAATCCATCTCCAACAGTTTCTAGTCTACGTTTAATATGATCTCGGTTCTTTGCCTTTTCAGCGTATTCATTAATATTAATATTAAGAAGATTAGAACCTATTCTTTTTACGAATTTATGAGCTGCCATTTCTGCAGTAATTACTACAGTATTAGTTCCCATTTTGACAAAGTTGGCTGCATCATTTGCTAAGTAAATAGATTTACCGATGTTTTGTTCACCTGCATAAACGACTAAGTTACCGCCCTTGTCATAACCACCACCTAACATTCTATCTAAGAAGTTATATCCAGTACTTACTTTTTCGTTTTCTTTCTGATCATGTGAATCAAAGTTAAAAAAGTCAAGTCCTAAATCAGAATTAAATGTTAAATTATTTCTGTCATTAATTAAGCCTTTAACTTTTGTAACAATAGATTCTACATTTTCTGGATTAACATCTGTTGTTTTAATAAATTCAATAGTATCTGTTAAAGATGTATTGAAAGTTCTCCATTTAATCCAGGCTTCTGCAGTTCCTGTTAACCATTCTTCATCATACTTATCTAGATCTACATCAAAGATCATGTCTAACGTATTTTCTCCAACACGTTCTTTAGATTTAGGATGGTTTTGAACTAAGAGCTTTAAGTTTTCTTTAGTTGGAGTCTCATTAAATTTGCTATAAAACTTATTAGCTAAATAACTTAAAGCATCAAGTTCTTCTGATGTGTAAAAGTTATATTTAATTGCCTGTAAATACTTAACTCTTTCTAATGAGAGTCTAAAGAATAATTTTTCAAAGTCTTGTCCGAACTGCATATTGTTTTTATTGTTCTATGGTTAATATACCGTTTTGTTTAGAATAAGGCTCCTTTTCCCATAGATTAATTGCTAAAGCTTGACGAGTACCTTTAGTAACTGTTTTAACAGTGTGTACATGTTGTCCAGCTTGAAATATAATAAATCTATTAGGTTTAGCCTTAATTACCTCTGGTGGCATGTCAGCACCGTCTGAGTAAACATGTAATTCTCCTCCTTCAAAGCTTTGTCCTGCTGGATAATATACACTTCCGATAACAGGTGTTACAATCTCACCGGTCTTTTTGTGCCAAGCTTCGTCTTTATCAAAATGAGGTTCTAAAAAATCATTCCATCCTGAGTTAAGTTCTTTAGCTGTTTGAATTCCAGTCCAATATTCAAATCCATCAATAGAAAATGTAGTTGAAATTGGGCAATGATCTCCCCATGCATATTCAATGATCTTTTTAGCCGTATTCGTAGCTGGTGAATTCCACCAACCACTATACCATTTAAATACACCAGGTTCTTTAAATAAAGAAGGTTTATTTAATTCTATCTCTGCTAAAAGATCTTTGTCTTGTATAAAATTATCAAATACTGCTATCATGCGAATGGGTTTTTTATTATTTTAAATGCCTCTTTGCCAGGCTCGTTATTGGTTTGTTCACATAAACCTAATGTAACTAATTCCTTTGCAGATTCTAATATTTTATCGTGATCTGCTTCTGGAAATCTATAAGTTTTTAATGCGTGGAATGTAAAAGAACCCTTGTATCTGTCAGGGTTCCTATTACTTAATTTTACTTCAGCTTGTAAAACGTCGAGTGCAGTTGGATAATCTGGTAGATCTTTTTCTATTCCTAAAATATACTTGATCGGTAGTTTATCCTTATTAATCTTCATTCTCTGCTTCTAGTAACTCATCTACGTTTAGCTCTCTATGCTCAGTACTGTAATTGAATAGTGGCTGAATTCTCTTTTCAATCTTTTGTAGAATCTCTTCTGTAAATACTTTATCTGTAAAAAACTCTGCATTAGGTACTGCTTCATCTAAGTGTTTACAAATCCAACCTCTTGCTGTAGCCTTAGGTGTTTTAACTCCCTTTTCAATACTACCCTTTGCAATACCAATATCTTCCCAGTCAATATATTGTTCTAGGCCAACAAATCTATTCATACCCTCTGTAAAGTGTAAGTGGAATTTGATTGGATGTGGCTTTGCAAATCTATTTTTATTTGGTTTTGCTGTTACAATAATACCAGTCTTTTCACCACCTTCTTTAAGTTGTGCTTTACCTAAGAATAAAACTATTGAAGCTGCATATTCTGGTCCAGTACCACCACCTGCTACAGTCTGAGAAATAAATGACTGTGTTTGATATGTGTGGTTAGTAAAGATAAATGGTATCTTAAGATCTGCAAGTGGAGTCATAATGATTCTAAAGATAGACTTTAAGATTTTAGATCTAGTCATATCTGATTTTTCAGATCCGGTTTTAGCATCATCAATTTCTTTTGCAGTTGCTAAGTTACCTGCTGAATCTAAAATAATCATTACTTTAGGTGTTTCACCACCAGCTCTTTTTACCTCTTGCATTTTAGAGGTAATTGTAGTTACTGATTGTCTAAACTCTTGTACAGTATTACATGGTTGGTAATTGACTTTATTAGTATCAATACCAAACTTCTTCATCAACTCTCTATCAACTGCTGCTTCTGAATCATAAAAGATAACACTATATCCCATATCAATTGCTCTTGCAATCGAGTTTAAAATTAGGTATGTTTTACCAGTTCCTGAAGGTCCTGCAATTGAACAAGATCTATTGTTAGGCCATCCACCAAATAGTGAACCACTAACACATGCGTTTAAATGATAGTTACCAGTATCGATCCACTCTGTAACTTCACTAAAGCTAGAATGTTCCATAACTGAACCTAGCGGATTAAGATCTGCTAGTTCTTTATTAATGTCATCAAAACTAAATGTTTTCTTTTTTGCCATTGTATTCTTTTGTTTATTATTATATGTGAAAAGCTTAAATTGTTTAGAGTATAACTCCGTCATCTCCGAACTCAGCCTTTTCTTTTGCTCGTAGTGTATCTAAGTCTTCTGTTAAATTATGAGCCTTTCTCTCTAGGTCTCTAATTTGATCCTGCACATCAGCCAACCCATGTAAAATTCTTTGATATTCTTTTACATATTCTTGTTGAGCTTCTGGTAAATCTTTTATATTAATTCTATCTGCCATGATCGCTTATATTAATCTATTGCTCGATGTGCTATAGTATCAATATCTTCATCAACAAGCTCAATAGTATCTTCTGGGAATTCTATTTTTAATTGATTTGGATCTGTCACGTTATTTCTTTGTGCCCAATAAACTTGCCTTACATTTTTACCAAGTTCTTGATCGTTAGGATATAGTTCTACTAGATCCATGATTTGTTTAAAATTATTAATTGGTTTATCCATAATGTTTATTTTAAAATAATGCCGAAGCATAAATTAGGTTTGTGTCTAATGTTTGTAATCCTATTGCAGTTAATACTCTATTAAGAGGATCGATCATACATTTTTCAAATTGAGTATCGTAATCTACTTGTGGTGCAATTTCATAAGGATGTTCGTTTGGCATATATGCATAAACTTCTGATATTGGTGTTTTACAATTGTAAATCTTTAGCTTTTCACCATTACCAATTACCTTATATTTGTTTTTATATTTTGAATTTTGGTTCAATAAGTAGTTATAGTAACCTGCAGCTTTTACATTTGCTGGACATTTAAGTCCTACTTGAAATTCAATTTGATCGTCAACAATATACTTGTCAATATTATTAGTTCTACGATTAAATGAAATATCATCTATGTTTGCAAGTTGAAATTCTTTCTTGCTAGTTTTCATAAACTGTACAAGTTCTTGAAGTTCTTCTGCACCTGGTGTTTGCTGAGATTTAAATAAAATCTTTAGTGCTTCTACTAGCTTTTGTCTAGCAAACTTTGGTGTTGATGATTGAATAGTATCAAAGCCGATTGTTTTTACCTTCTTTAAATGAGGGTGTCTATCAGTAACTTCTAGTTTATCATCCCATGCAATGTTTTGAATATACTTTTTCTTAGACATCCAAATACCATTATATGCTAATGATTCTAATTCAAAGAATAAGAAATTATCTGTGTTTCTAAGTTCTGCATATTTATGCATGGTTGCGGTAATATAATCCTTAAGTCTAAATGCGTAAAATGCTAATATGAATTCATCAAGTGGTAAAGCCTTCTCTTCGTCTTTCCAAACAATAGTTTCATAAAGATCTTGGAACTGTACGTAACATGAATCTGTATCAATATAGATTACCGCTGGTTTTTCAACTTTACCTTTAACAGTTAAGCCGAATTGTTCATGTACTTTAGTGTCCTTGTGCCAAAACTCATTTACATACTTATTAAGTATGGTTTCAGAATATAGAATTGCGTTCTTACCTTGTTTCGTAATAGATTCTGCAATATCAATATTGAAGAAGTGAAACCACTTGTTACCGAATGCACCGTAGATAGAGTTAAGAGTTAATTTTACTGCTTGTTCATAAGCGGTATATTTAGCAGATAGCTGCTTGTAATGACTTACAAGCAGCTCTGCATCTTCTCTACTAAGTTGATCGATTGGTTTCTCAGTAAGTGACTCTATATTCATATATTAAGCTGTTTGACAAGTTGAAACAGTTAATAGTGTTTGGGATTCTACTGATTGAAATACAATCTTAGAGTCTGAGATATGTACTTTTTGTTCTTCTCTATCTAAAAGATTTAAATACTTCTTATAGACAGTTACTTCTCCATTACCATTTGATTCTGGATTAATTGTAGCGTTAAATGATTTTCCACTTACAGCTACTCCTGTGCCATTTGCTTTTACGCTAAATGTTTCTTCTTTATCAAGTCCAAATAAGTTCTTTACTTTACCGATGGTATGTGTGTCCATGTTAAAGCTAAACTTAGTATTGTCAATAGCAAAGATAGCTGCTTGTTGGTCTGGTGATAAATCTTTAAAACCTAATGAAGGCTCTGAACAAGATAATGTAATTTCTAATTCATCATTAAACATTCTCAATGAAGATGCGATTAATTCGCCTTCTTGTTCAATGAATTCTAATTCTCCTTTAATAGCGTCTGCATCAAAGTGTTTGATAGCTTCGATAACCTTTGCTCCTTCAAAGAAGGCAACCTTCATTTCTAGGTCAGTATCAGGCCATTCGCTGATTTGAAAAATCTTATCACATTCAACGGCATGTGATTTTACAGCATCTCTTTGTGGGAGATATACTGCGGAAGTTATTTGTCCATCTTTGATTTTCATGTAGACAAATGAGTCAATTAGTTTAACTCGGTTAATAAAACCTGTTAAAGCGTGTTGGTCAATTCGATCAATTTGTAGTTTCATCTAAATATATTTTTGTTTGATAGTTATACTAGTAAAGTGCTAGTTTGTTTCATTAAAAAAGCCCAGGATCCTAGAAACCTGGGCTTTAAACCAAATTAGATTTAGCTTAGAATTTTAAGCCGAACCCAATTTGAAGGTTAGTTGTTTCAGCTCCTAAATCGTAAACGATTTTTGGATCTACAAACATTGCTCCTTTGTGGAACTCAAACATTTTACCTACACCTAATTGAGCTTGATCGAAATCAAAGTCGTTTAGTGCAACGTAGCCAAAGAATCCTTTATGGAAGTATCTTCCTTCTAGACCTAAGACCATGTCTTCTGTTGAGTCTGCTTGTGTCAAATTCATTCCAACCATATAGTTGTCAGAAAAAGCATAGCCAATTGTTGGCTGGATTGATAACTCAGTCCATGCCGTGTTAGTAATATCGCCAGTACCTACGTACCAGTCACCTTTTGCGTTTTGCGCGTTTGCACCTAAAGTTGTTAAGACAACTAGTGCCATTGATAAAATAAAATTTTTCATAATAAATTAATTTGGTTTGTAAAATCTTCTACTCAGTCTGCAGTTTGCAGTATTCTAGGATTAGATGTAGAAGTAACTGCTACTTGTGTTTGAGCAGTATGGGTTAATATTTTTGTTAACGAATGATTGTTCATTTCTTTGTTAATGTAACAGTTTATACAGAGTATCTGTGCTTTGTTCCAAAAATAATTAACAAACTTGTAAAAAAAGTAAGGCCAGGAAGTAGCGAACCCCTGGCCTTGATCCGAGAACTATCTCGGTCCTAAGAAGTGGACTTAACCACAACTAAATTATTATCCGTCGCAGCTTAAGCAATCTGGATCCATTGCTGCTTGTGCAATATCTCCTCTTAATACGGATTCTGTTCTCATATAATAGAGAGTTTTAACTCCTTCTTTAAAGGCTTCTAAATGTACTTTATTAATAAACTTAGAATCTGCTTCATTAGGGAATGCTAAATTTAAACTTACAGCCTGATCAACATATTGTTGTCTAATACCTGCTTGTTTTACCAATTCTAATTGATTAATTTCTTTAAATGTTTTAAAGATATTCTTAATAGGCACGTATTGGTCTTGTTCTAATTCAGGTAAAGCGTCTAATTTATTTTTAGTAATTATATTTTCTTTATTTGTAATACTAGTAGCTACTTTAACATAGTAATCTTCAATAAATTCTAGTCCTTGTACAGAGCCGCCATCTGTTAAGATTTGATCCCATGTTTTTCTAGTATTCTTATTAATAAGTCCTAAGAAACCTTCTAATACTGGATTCTTTCTAATAAATGTACCCTTTGCAGTTTGTTCTGTGAACACGTTAGCCGCCCATGGCTCAATACCTGCAGATACATTACCCGCTAGTTTTGAGTTGCTTACAGTCGGTGCTATAGCTCTCAGGTGAGTGTTTCTCATTCCTGTACCTTTACACCATAATGGTTCGCCCATTTCTAATGCCATATCTCTTGAAGCCTTTTCACTTTCAGTTTCTAATTGCTTAAAGATCTTTCTAGTTTCAAATTGTGCTGATAAGCCTTCAAATGGAATACCTCTTTCTTGTAAATAAGTATGCCATCCAAGAACTCCAAGTCCTAGTGCTCTACCTTTTTCTGCAGATCTTACAGAATTCTCAAAGCCTCTCATGAATTTTGCCTTTTGAACAAATTCATCTAGGACTCCGTCAAGGAACCAAGTTGCTGTGTAAATAAGATCTGTATTTTTCCATTCATCATATCTTGCTAAGTTAACAGAAGATAAACAACATACAAAAGAATGAGATTCATCTGTGTGTAAAGTAATTTCAGAACAGATATTAGTCATATAAACTTTTAATCCGTTTTGTTTGTATGCATCAGGGTTAGCTCTATTAATATTGCCCTTAAACATCACGTATGGTTCACCAGTCGCTTTTCTTTTTCTTAAGACTGCAATCCATCTCTTTCTAGCCTCTTTGTCGCCAGCTTCAATCTTTTGCATAAATCCATCTGGTACTACAACACATTGATGAAGATTAAGAGATTGTCTATTAACATCTCCTTTAGGCTCTCTAATTTCTAGCCATTCCCAGAAGTCACCATGTTCAATGTCAATATTAACACTTGCTGCTCCTCTACGCACAGAACCCTGATTGGTTGCCAATATAGTACTGTCGTATATTTTAGTGAATGGTACAACACCATCGCTCGTTCCATTTCCTGTAATGTTACTTCCAGCGGGTCTGATTTGATTTATACCGATGCCTACTCCACCGCCATGTTTTGCGAGTAGCATCATTTCTAGGTTTTTAGCACCGATGTCGTGAATAGAATCTGCTACATCAATACCAAAACATGAAATAGGAAGACCTCTTTCTAGCCCTGTGTTTGATAGAACTGGGCTAGCTAAGTTTAACCATCCCTTCCATATATAATCAAAGAACTTTGTTGCTAGTTCTGGTTTATTAAGACGTCTTGCTACTGTAGTTGATACTCTCCAATATGCGTCTTTTGGTTTTTCATCTCCAAACAGATACCCTGCTGAGATTGTTTTTACGTAGACTTCGGTGTTTGCCCAAAGTGGAAAATCCACTCCGAGTTCCCATCCTAAATGTTCTCCGTGGTTTTTTTGTTTAGTTTCTTGTGCCATATAATTGTATTAATCAAATAAGTTATCGTCGTCCCAGTTTTCACCTTCTCCAGCTTTAGCGTAGTCAGTTGGTCTAACTGCAAAAAAGTCTGTGTGAGTGTGACCTCCGGTTAAATGGTAGAACCATTCTAGTTGATCGGCTGCTTCCTCATCATATTCAAATGCTGATTCGTAACCTAATTCAACTAATTTTTCATTAGCTCTCTTAGTAATGAAATGTTTTAGATCGCTAGCCTTTAAATTGTCTAGGTCTCCGTTTTCAAAGATCTTATCAATAAAGTTATGTTCTAAATAAATGATAAGTTCTGCTGCTTTTAATACGTCTGCTTGAACCGATTGTTTCAAGTCTGGGTATTCTTCACACATGTGTCTGAATAATTTACATCCCATTCTAGAATGTAAAGATTCATCTCTTACTGACCACTTCATTTGTTGGCCAATACCTTTTAATAAGTTTCTCATTTGGAATGAGTATAAAACTGCAAAAGAACTATAAAGTGAACAACCCTCTGCAAACGCCGAAAAAATTGCAAGAGACCTAGCAACCTCATTTCTGGCTTGCTTACTTACCTTTAAATCTTTATGAGTATACGGTGCAGTAGTCGATGTTAATAGCTCAAATTTCTCTGCAGTTGCAGGTTCATGTAAAAAAGCTTCAAAATCCTCAAGACCTAAAGTCTCGTTTAAATAAGAATAAGCAGTTGCATGAATAGTCTCTTGTGAGCCGAACATCATTGCCATTTGTTTTATCTCATGCTTTGGAAACCATTGAGTTACAAATTGAGTCCAGTAATCAGATACTGCACATTCAGTTTGTGCAAAACCTAAAAGAATATTTCCGACTAAATGTTTTTCATGGGGTAATAGATTTTCATTCCAATCTTTTACGTCTCCTTGCATGGAGATCTCAGTGTGCAGCCAGAATGCTTGCGCTTGTTTTAACCAACCCTCTGTATAATATTCAGGGTATTCAAATGGTTTAAACGGAATTCTTTCAGTAAATAATGACATTTGGTATATTTTGTTTTTTAGTTGTGTTTAATTTTAATTATTACTTCATTTTAAGTAAAGGTCCTTTAGACTAAAAAAGGTCTGTCTAGACCTGATTCAATCTCTTAATACCTAATAAACGACGGTAGTAATACTTGATGAATTATATATCGTATTACTGCCGGGGTTTATTGAATTTAGAGCTTAAATTTTTTTGTCAATTCGTCGGCTTTTGTGTAATATTCATAAGATGTTTTCTTATACTCTTTTCTTTGGCCATATAAATCACCTAGAATCTTTTTAAGAATACTATCTTCTTTTTTATACACAACTCCATTTTCGCATACAATAACAGATTCATCTTTACGACGTTCTTTTATTTCTGCTTCTCCTACCATCTCAATAAATGCATCCGGTGAAATGTTAAACTGTCTCATTATAGATGGATATAGTGATGCAAAATCAAATGCACTTACACCACCATAATAACCCACAATAGGCTGTTTAACAAAAGCACCTTCATACTTAGCTTCTTTTTTACTGTCTGCTTTGTCGTATTCTACACCAATACGTTGTCCTTGCTCTGTTAACTTACGAGCAATTAAAGATTCAGTAACAGCCACCGGGGAGGCAGCTTTATATAATGGCATTCTTGTAATCGTAGCTAAGGTTAAAAGAACTTCCATAGATCTAAGTTTCTGATCTATGTAATAAACTAAACAAGAGTCAATTACGTTATAGAAGACATATTTCTTAAAGTCATTCTCGTAAAGATCTTGTAAAGATCCACTATATTGTATTTTACTAATACCGCCAAGCACTGCACCAGATACAAATGCTAACGCGTTAGATTCTTTTACAGCAACCGAACGATCGTACTTATCATATAATTGCATGTAATCTAAGATACCCATGTGTAGAGGTCTAGAGTCTTTTCTATCTAAAGCGCCAGTGATTGCAACCTTTTCTAAATCTATTTGTAAGATTTTACAACGGTTTACAATATACTGCCAGTCATAGTTAATAAAGTTCCATCCTGTCATCATAGGGAATTTAGGTAAAAACTTATGTAGGAAAGTATAAACCATATCATACTCCGACTTAAATTTGTAATAACTAAATTCCCAATCAGAATCATAATTCTTGAGATGCTCATTAGTGTCATCTTCAATAGCTTTGATTTGTTTAGAGTCTAGATCTTCAAGGCCTAATACAATAGCCTTTTTATCTGGGGTAATAATTGAGAATGTTAATATTCGAGATTTAGCTTCTTCAGGTTTTGGAAAACCATCTACAATTTCAGTCTCAATATCAACAAAATATGTTTTAGGCATATTAAACTCAAAGATTTCTTCTTGATCTTTTTCTGGTAGACCATCCATAAAGTAAAGAAGTGAAAACTTATTAAAGGATCTAGAAATAGATTTCTTAAGTGGTCGCCCGTCCCAATTTGTAGTGGAACGATCTTTCCATTTATCATTATCTTTTGCTACAACCCAATTCTGAAATTTATCAATTCCATATCGTTTAAATGATACTGTACCCTCTTTGTTATAGTAAGATACAATTACTTCTTTCTCTTTTTGCTCAATATCTAATAACATTAATAGCCTCTTTTTTGACGTTGAACATTCTCTTCTGCTTTCGCAAAATAGTAATTGTAAGCGGTCTTTGCGTCAAGGCCTATGGACGCGGCATAATTAATAAAGAAGTGTAGAATATCTACCCATTCCATATATAGTTCTTTTTTATCATCTTCAGATAAATCAGAAACTTTCTTATTATCAAATGTTGAGAAGTCTTTCTTCCAGTATTTCCATACTGCATTTCCACTTCCGTCTTTGATTCCACCAAGAGCATCTGTCATTTCGTGAATTTCATCAATTACAGCATGAGTATTACAGTGCCAGAAATTCATTACATCTCGTAATGACATTTCTTCGAAGTTAAAACCATAGGTTTTTTCTTGCATGTTTTTTTGATGAGACATGATGTCTGCTAAGTGTGTTGTTGATTCTGCATAGAAGTCTTTTACTTCTAAGTCTTTGCATTCGTTATCTATATTTGCCATCGCTACTTTATTTAATTATTATAGTTAGATTTACTTATCTGTTTCAAGTATTTCACCCCAAGCTCTTTCAGACTTTGTTAACAATTTTGTGTTAATATCTTCTGGTTTAGGGTCTCCACCTACATTCCAAAACCATGCGCCAGGAGTACCATGCTTTTTCATGAACTCCCAGGCCTTCGCATCGTAGTTCATTGCCGATGGAAATGGTGGATTATATTGTGGATCTACATTTTGTGTAAATGCTTTTGGGTGAGACCATACTTCTGCAATACCTCTTTCGCCCTTCTTAATATTTCTTGCTACTGCAACTCCATTAAACTTAGCATCAGGCCAGGCTATTTGCAGAGACCTCTGTAGAACGCCAGTGGATATTGCTGACCATACTTCATCAGGGTACCCATGTGTTTCTGCAATAGTATGCGCGACCTTCACAGCAGCCGCTGTAACTAGCTCATGTTTAAGTCCTAAGGGAATAAAGAATGCATTGTTTGCTTCTGCCCATTTCTTTGCGTGAGCATTTAAGACTGGCATTGCTGCAATTCTTTTAAATTTCATTTCAGCTCCCATTTCTACACAGATCGCTTGATGATCTGAAATCTCTTTTTGTGATGGACTGAATAGAACAAGTTTCTTATTATACTTTTTTGCTAGGTATGCTAATGAGATACCTGCAAATCCATATCTAGGTTGAACATAAACTAGAGTATCTTGTCTACAAGTGCTAACTAGAATATCTCCAAATCTACATTTAGATCCAAAGCCCATCATGTCTTCTCTTACCACTTTAAATCCTTCATGGTCTACTAATTGTGGAGCCTCGAAAGGATCTACCCAGTCACCTGCTAAATCTAACCATGCCTGTTTATTTGGCATCATCAGATTTAAGTCTTGATTGTAAAGTGATGTTGTGTGGTTATTATGTGCCATATAATTCTTTTACTTTTTGTTTGTATTCTTCTACGTTTGTACTAGCTGCTTTTAGAACTTTATCATCTGATGGAAATGAAGTCATACCATTAAATGTTTCTAATAGCCCTAAATCTAACATAGCCTTTTGTCTACCGTATGGATGATCTTTAATAGTTGAGGAATTCCATAGAGTGTCCATATTAATATGTGAATAATCTGCACCTGGTCTTAGATAGTTTTCAATCCATCTGATAAAATCACATGCAACATCCTCAGCGTTATATGGAAGACTACCAGTATCTTCATAAATCTTAGTCATAACTGCATCCAAGAACTCTTCAGACTTCTTACCTTTCTTTTCTACAGGATCTGCAAGATAACCAATACATTCTACTGCATTAGTACCATAATAGAACATTGATTCTCTATTCATAAATTCTGGGTACCAATCACATACATCTGCAATAACTGCAGCATACTGGAATCTATAAGCTCTTAATCCGTTATCGGCATTCCACTTAAACATCCATTCTCCTAACTCTCTTAAATCCTTCTTACCACCTTCTCTTAAGTAGCCTGCCATGTCTCTTGCAAGTCTTGGTGCAAATTCACATAGGAAATAATCACCACCTTTTTTGTAAACATATTCTGGTTCTTTAAAACTAGCCATACCAACAAATGAGTCTTCACCTAAATCCGGCTTTGGTGGCTTAGGGAATGCTGGAAACTGATAACCAACTGACGTGTAAAAAGAAGTTGGGTGATGTTTTACCTTCTCACACATATCTTCAATAGACTCACAATCATGTAAATCAAATAAGATTGTATTATGATAACCAGATGGTTTAGTTGCGTAATTAATTGCAGAACCACAAACTCTATGTAGAATAAAGATGTACAAGTATTCTTCTAGTCCAAAAGTATCTCTCTTACCAGTCCAGTTTTTTGCAACCTCTTCTCTTTGGGGGTAAATTTTACCAGCCTGCATGTGTTTCCAATAGGGATGCTCTGGAGTCCAGCCATAAAATACATCGTTTATGATCTGGCTAAAACCTGCGTACTTTCGTTCAACGACATCATATAGCTGAATCTGTTCCATTAGCGGATCGTTCATTCCACTATCGGCATGATCTACCATACCTAGATTTGAACGCTCTTGTTGCTTTAATGCCAGGTCATAATACCTGATGAACTCATCATAATATTTAGTTGTCTTAATTTGAACTTTGTTACTCATTCACTTCTATGATTTCCCAATTGAAAGCACTTCGGTTTCTTTGGTATTGTGACATAGACCACTCTATATCTTCGGTTTTTATTTCGATAACATGTGGTGCTGCTGCACACATTTTAGATTCGGTTATTGGTGTAATTTGGATTTGGTATGTTTTCATTTTAAAATAGTGCGAGTGTTGCTTTGGTTAGTTTTGAGTTAGGTTCATTTTTAACTAGATCCCAACGATAATACTCTCGTGCAATATGAACTGACTTAGGCTTTTCCATAACATCAAATGTTAACTCTCCAAAAGAGTTTAGGTAAACATCCGGATGTCTCCAAGTCTTCCAGTCATTTCTTTCACACATATCGGTTACCATTTGATTAAACTGTTTTACCAGTTCAGTTCTTTCAGCCCAACTACCTGCAAATGGAGTATCTTTATAGTACCCTGTTTTTGGTAGAGGTCTGGATTCATTTTCAATTGGTAGAGCTTGAACAACTTCAATATTATCAATTTCTAAATCGATTAGTTGTTGTTCATAAATAGCCATCATATCTTTTAGAGCTTTGCTAGGATTAGCTTGTCTCATAAGATGATGTCTAATATCTATATTCCCTAGATAGATCCTAAGCTCTTGGATTTCTTCTGGTACATAAGAACGAAGGCCTCGTCTTAACGTACCGAATAGAGTTAATCCATCATTTCGATCGGTCATATACCCTGGGGTATATTGACTAAAAGAATGTGAGTCTCCAAAGCAAAGCGACTTTGTCTTTTGGATTCGGTCTACTCTGGGAATACTAGCGCAGATTTCCTTAGCATCTTCTATACGAACCTCTAGGGTTTTAAAAAGATCTGAACCTGTCTTTAAACGTTTCTCAATTAGAGTACCTACACAAGGCATATCGTGATGTAGTGAATACATCCTAACACCTTTTGAAAATAATCTAATTACTTGATTGTATAAATCATCATTAGCACCTCCAAATATATTGAAGTTGCCTTTAAATTCCATACCATGTTCTAATAATATTACATGGAAATTCTCTTCCCAATGAGTTACAACATCTGTAATTACTGTAACATCAGTATATCCAGCTGCAGTTAATTGGTTTGCAAGTTTAAAAGCCCAACCTGATTTATGTGATTGTGGCTTCGGACTTAGTTTACCTACTAGAGCTGCAATACCTATTTTAGTATTTTTATCTTTCTCTAAATCAGTAAAATATATTTGGTTATTGGTTGTCATCGATTCCAGCATCTGCATCAGTTAAATTAATAGGCTTTTCAGTATCGCCATAGCCATACTTCTTAATATAATTATCTAAGCCGCCAATATATGCGACTGCATCTAGAAGATTATCCTCTTTATAGTTGTAAGAGTGTCTGCTTAATTTAAGTGCAACAAGTGCTGCATACATGTCGGCTCCAGTAAATTCTTTACCTGTCATGCCTGAACAAACCATGGCAGCTCTTCGCATGCCTTCTTCGAAAGGACCATATTGGCGTTCTTTCTCTTCTGATCTGTGGTTAATGATTTTGTCTGCTTCGTTTAATATGTTCATAGAACTAGATTTAATTAATCTTTATAGAGGAATAGCCTCGTTTGTTTCACTATAATTCGTAGATAACTGGAACTAAATTCGAGATAACCAAGTACTCATACGGGAGCGCATCAACAAAATAGTGGTTATCGTCATAGTCGATCACTTTCATATTAGTATGTCCAACGACTTGTATAATAGTATCATTAAGAGGATTACGTCTTAGGGCTTGAGGTCTAATCCACATTGGACCTTCACCATCATAATTACCATACATTTCCAT